CGCCGACACCGCGCGCATCTTCTCCTCGGCCCTCGGCCGCGACGTCCCGGTAAACCGCGTCAGCGTCGTCCTGTCCGAATCCGACCGCTACCTGATCGGCCAGTACATCGGCCCCAGGCTGCCGGAGGGCGCCACCGAACTGCCGCCCGGCGCGCGGATCGCGTGGGTGGTGGTGGCGATTGGGGAGGCACCGTGATGAACCTCATTTCCCGCCTCCTGCGTTGGCTCGACCGCCGGCGCGCCGTCGCCGACGTCAAGCAGTTTGCCCGCCGCCGCGGGCTCACGCCGATCGAAGTGGCGGCCGTCAGCCGGCTGGTACGCATGCACCATGACGCTCACAACGACGCCATGCGGGCCATCATTGCGGGCCGCAGCTGCGTTTCCCGCATGGCGCTGCGACTGCCGGCCCGGCGCCCGCTCGCCGGCATCGTCATCACGTTGCCGACGGGTCGGCGCGGGGGTGCGCTGTGACGATCGTTGCGGAGAAACCGTGGCGCGTGACTAGCGTCCGCGTGGATGGCGTCACCGTCCGCGGCGCTGCAGTGCCAGATCGCGGCGAACTCGGTCTGCGCGTGGCAAAAGTCAACTGGGCGCTGGATAACGCGTCCCACATTGCCCAGGCCATCGCTGCGCTTCCCGAATTGACGGCAGCGCTGCACGACATCCTGCTTGAACTTGATCGGTGCGCGCACAAAGAAGCGTCGCCGTATCTGCCGCAGCACCTCATCGATCAGGCCCGCGCTGCGCTGCTCAAAGCAGGAGGCCCGCTGTGATCCCCTGCACCCTCTACAAGCGCCTCGTGCTCGCCGTCCTACTCGGCCTGATCGCCGCCTCTGCCTTCGCCTCCGACCGCGGCGAGCGCGACGGCCCCCGTCTTGGCGAGGCCACCGACAGCCGCACCGAACCCAGACGACATGCCAGACCCGAGGCGCTTGCCACCGGCCTGCCCTGAGCGGTCGAGCTCGGGTCCGATGCCGTCATCGATCTGACGACCGATGCCCCGCATCGACGGGAGCAGTTGCACGTATGCCGTTGCGAGAGTGGTCATCGTTCCCTCCCGTCAGACTCCGAGCAGGGCACGTAGTGCCTGCATCTCAGGGGTGGACCCGACGCGCTCTGGGGGTGCGCAGATCGCCGCACGCAACCGCTCGACGTGCTCGGCGGGATTGGGAGGGTCCTCTCCAGCCGAGAGGTAGGCTGGACGGTCCGCGAGGGCCACGGCGCGGACCTGCTCAGACACCATGACCCACGCGAGGTCGCACATTCCGGCGACCCCGAGGTGTCGGATCAGTCCGCTTGCGACCCGAGTACGCGCAACGCGCCCACCTGAAGATCCGGCCGACCAGGGTGAGCCGCAGCGACGATCGAGCCCACATCGGACCGCAAGCTCGTCCGCGTGCTCGATGGCCCAACCGAGGAGTCGGTGGGCCGCATGGTAGGGCGGTCCGTGAACGCCGCCACGATCCGCTGGCCGACAGCCAGGACGTCTTCCACGCCCTGGCGATTCGACTTGGCGAGACGCCAGAATTCATCGAAGTCGTCCGGGTGGATCAACTCGCGCAAGAATCCTTTGACTACACCAATCGCGGACGTAGCCTGCCGGGGGTCGTCGTAGTCGATGCCGCCGGCGAGGTCCATGAAGTCGACCAGCGCGAGGTCCGTGATCTCGGGACTCGTGCGGACAGTCGAGCCGAACCACTCGAACACGTCCGGCTCGATCGCATCGCGCGGCGTCCCGAGAGTTCCGAGCGAGGCCATCAGACCCCAGCCCGCGCGGTTCCGGCGAACCACTCCTCGAAGGGCGTCCCGCTAGCGGGAACCTCCAACTTGAACTCGGCTGCGATGCCTGCCTTGTCGGGCGCCTTCTTGTGCGCGACCTTCGTGCCGCCCGACTGGAAGCACTGGTAGGCCACGCGCCGGACAGTGGAGTCGAGCGACTCCCAGCCGAGCATGCAGCGGACCTCGGCACCGGGCGCCGGGGGCGTGTACTTCGTCAACTGCGTTGCCCCAGTGCCGGATACGGTGGCGACGGTGCCGCCGTTCATGATTCGCTTGAGGTTGTTCGCCGTGTAGTCAGCAAGGACGAACCCCCACGTCCCCTCGCGGCTGGTCGTGGCGTACTGGATCGGGTCGTAGAACTCCGCGACCGTGATCCCCTCGGCGGTGATCGAGTAGTCGAACTCGCTCCCGTCGTGGGTCGCGCCGGGGCTGATCCACGCGAGCGGCCAGGCGTCGGTGAACTTCGAGCCAGCGACCGTCATCGTCGGCAGGGTCGACCCGAGCGGAGCCCAGAACAGGTATCCGGGGCCGACGAGCACATTCGGGGTTGCAGTCGTGGGCATGTCAGCCACTCACCTTCTGGACGAGCCCAGCGGCCTCCCAGCCGTGGGCGTTGACGTTGCTGGCAGGGACCGGGTCGCCCGTGTTGTGGGCGAGCGCAAGCCCGACATAGATGGGCGCGGCGGCGACGTACTGGCCGTACTCGGCTGCCTGCGCGTCGCGGAACGCCTGGACAGGCGGGGTGGTCTCTTCGGCGACATCCACGTTGGGGACGTCTGGATCGGTGCGTGCCATGGGGGCTCCTTGCATGACGAAGCCCCCCACGGCGAGCGAGGGGGGCGGGTGGGTGAAGGGCGGTCGGCTACTCGCCGGCCAAGACAACCTCGAAGGTCAGGTAGACCCGAGCGAGCGCGCCCGCGTCAGGAACCACGGTCGGGCCCGACATGGACTCGGCACCGAGGATCACAACCCCATCGGGGGACTGGAGGATGTGCCACTGGACAGTGCGCGCCAGGGTCACGGCGGCGAACTCGTCCGCGGCGGTGACGTTGATCCCGATCCGCGCCACGTCCTGCGTCTGGTCGATCTGCGCCCCACCGTCGCGGCGGATCGAGACCGTGCGGGCGTAGTCAGCCTGGACGGCCGTCGTCATCCGGGACCCGACCCACACGTCCGTGTCGAGCAGCGGGGCGAGGTAATCGACGATTACCTTGACGGCATCGGGCGGGAGTGCGTGCGCGATCATCAGCCACCTCGAACTGCGTCGAGCGCACCGGCCAGAGTGCCCGTGTTGGCCTCCACGACGAGCGCGTGCGGGGCATCGGCGACGAGGAGCCCACGGGCGCGACTGCGCCCGATGTCGGACTCTCGATGGATCGATGCGGCATACGCGCCCGTCTTGCGCGGCGCTGAAGCCTTGGCCTGCGCCTCGGCAGGGCCGAGCAGGTCGTAGAGGTAGCGGCGGACCGCCTCTGACTTGAGAATCGCGGTCGCGCCCGCCGAGTGGATCTTGACTCTGCGTGCCATCAGCCCTCCCGGACGCTCGCACGAATGACCGTCCCCGGCTGCCAGCCCGTGAACGGCGAGCGCCAGTCGAACGGGCGCCCGACCACGTTGCACGTCAACCCGCGGATGATCAGGCGGTCAGTCGGCAGAATGTCGATCCCGGCCGGACCGTAGAGGGTGAAGTCCGAGTCCACGGGCTCCCGCCCGTCGAGCAGCGGCTCCACCGACCCGGAGTCAGCGACCGCCGCATCAAACGGCATCGCGGTGGCGTTGTCCCAGTCGCGCTTCGTTGACGCCGGAGCGCCGTCAACCACGGCATACGAGTCCGCAGTGAACGGGGCGCGCAGGCGAGTGACCATCTCGGCGTAGATCACGGCCAGGCGTCCGATCCGCCCTCGTAGAGGGGGTACTGGCCCCCGGTCAGGTCGGCCCCGCACGAGCAGTAGAGAGCGCCGAACGCGAGGGCACACCACGGCATGTGAGCCGACCCGGACGACGGTGCGGTGTCGACAGCAAACACCTTGCCCGTTGAGCCGTCTGCGCATAGGGACTGCAATGTCTCGATCTCTGACGGCCACAAGCTGTAGCCGGTGCGCTGCCGTGTATCGAGCGTCTGGCTGAACGGACCAGCCTGCTGCGTCTGGACGGAGCCAGCGCCAGCCTCGGCCCAGCGCTTGAGCGCGCCTAGCAGGACGAGTCGGGCCTCAGCTTGTGCCGCGTCCGTTCCGTCGACCAGGCAGGGAGCGACCCGCAGGGCCTTGGCGTTCGCGCCGGCGAGCATGATGTCCAACTCGTCCGCTCCAATGCGGGACGAGATCGAGGACGGCAGATCGTCGAGCGTCAACAAGTCAGCCACGGGTCACCCCCTCCCAATCACTTCGTCTTCGTCGGTCGCTGCGCCTGCGGCTTGGGCGCGGGGTCAGCCGCGCCCTCGGCCGCGGGCTCCCACGACGAGTCCATGACCTTGTCGTCACGGACCTGCACGCGAGCACCCGTGACCTTGTGCCGATAGCGAGCCATCAGACGAGATCGTGGATCTTGGCGATGGCGTTGAGATCTGCGAAGCCCCAGCCATAGACAACCTCAGCGCGGAACGCGACCTGGTTGTAGCGCTTGAGGTCGCCGCCGCCGTCCGGGTCGCCGTACCTGATGACCTCCAGGCCGATCGACTTCTGGACACCCCACCGGATGGTGTCGAAGTTGCCGACGAAGCCGAGCACCTTCGTGTCGACCGCGAGGACGCCAGAGCCGCGGACCGTGTTGGACACCGACGCTCGGTGCCCGTCCAGGTCCGAGACCTCGGTTCCGAGCCGGAAGTCGGGGTAGAGCTTCTGCTCGGTCGTGGCGTTGCGCAACGCCGAGAACTTCGCCGCGTAGGTCGGGTCCAGCGCGATGTCACGCGGGTTGAACCCGTCTGCGAGGACAAGCGCGTCGGCGGCATCGAGGCTGACGTAAGGCTTGTCGGCCGCGACGTACTCCACGAGGTTCGTCGTGTCCGTGAGACCGCCATTCATGGCCGCCACGACGGCGCCACCAGTGGGGTTGACCTCGTGGAACACGCCGAAGTCGAGTGCGCGCGAAAGAGCCGGCTGGATGAGGTCCAAGAT